TTGGTGATGGTATTAAGATTGCTAAACAATCATTTGGATTCATTTGTGCTCAAGATGGTGGTAGTACTATTCACTACTATCCACGTACAAGTGACTGGGGATATAACAAGTCTCATCCTATTACTGCTAAAACTTCAACCTCTGTTACTATTGACATATCTAACGGTGCTATTAGTAATACTACAGAACATGCTTTCTATACAGTATATGATAAGTACACACCAACTGGAATATCATATAGTGGTTGGACAGGAATAATGACTGTTACAACTAATGTTGTTCATAATATGGACGCAGGTGAGTATATTAAGTTTGATGATAATTCATTAACATTTACATGTACTAAGGATGGTAATGCTACTGAGCACAGATATCCAAGAGCAACTGACCCTGCAAGTGGTAAATGGTTGAAGGTTCTATCTACAGGATTGACATCATATACTTTCCAAGTACAAGTTTTAGATGTAACACCTTCTACTAACGTTACTACACATACATTTGTAGCTGGTAAAACATATGCAACTAACTGTATTAAGAGAGCAGCAGTTGTAACTGGTGGTGATTATGCACATACATTTACAGGTAATGTAAGTAACAACAATGTTTCTTACCAACCAGCAAGTACTCACACATTCTCAAGTGCAGACCCTGGTGCAGTTAAGAAGCTCTTAACTAAGCATTCATTTGTTTCTGCAGAAACTGATTGTGTTACTGTTATGGATTACAGTGTAGCTGATTGTGTAGATGTTCAAGCAACTGTAGAAAACTTAATTGATATAGTTACTGATACTTTAGAAGATGCTAATAGTCCATCACCTATAGATCATCTCGGTTCTGTATCAAAACTATCTTCAGATCCAGATAATGAATTCCTTGGTGGACGTGTATATGCATATTTGGAAGAAACATTCCCAGTTTCATTACACAATTCTACTGATGATATAATCTATGCAAATCAAATTGGTGCTGCTAGTAAGTACAGATTCCAAGATGCTGCAGATCTAGTAGAAGCAAATGCTGGTCCTATTGTAGATAAAGCATCATACGATATGCTCAATCTATATCCAGATCTGCTTTTGGATATGCCTAGAAATGCTGATGGTAGTGGAAATGGTACTTTACAGTGTAAGACTGACCTACAATTAATTCTACAAGAGTTTATTAAAGACCTTAGACAAGGTGGTAACTTTAATACAGTTAACGTTGCTAGAAGATATCTTGGTGCTAATGATGTAATCTTACACATTCGCTTACAGTTATTCCAATCTGCATATGCACATTTACGTCTTGCACATTACATGAAGCAAGCGATAACTGGTAATTTAACTTATGATAATACTGATAAAATTATAGTTGGTGATTGGGGTATCACACAATCAACAGCAACTCAATTTACTGCAACTGGAGCAGTGTATAGTCCAACTTCAGGTAATTTGGAAATCACAATTGGTTCTCATCCACTTATTGTTGGAAGATATATTCAGATAGCAGATGGATCATTAACATTCTCTTGTGACCCTGGAACTGGTACTGCGAATGGTACATATCCACGACCTACTGGTGTTGCTGGTACTCCTGATGGTAAGGATTATGCAAGCGGTAGAAATCTTAAGATCCTTGCAGTAACAGCAACCACGGTAACTGTTAACGTTAATAAGGAACCAGATTATCCTATTAGTAATACTGCTGCACATACATTCGTTAGTGCAACTGCTAATGGTATAATTTCTCCTGGTGATTGTATTGATGTTCAGGAAGCGATTGATGAGTTAGTTGCAACTGCTAATGATATCATTGCTCCTACAAATAGTGACTTTGCAATATCTGCTGATAGATTATACTTCAATAGAAAAGCAATTGCTGATGAAATAACAACATTAGTATCCAATGAATTCCAATTCCAATTAGCAGAAGGTGGTCCTTACTATAATGCATTCTTATATCCAGAACCAGGTGGCGTTCAAACATGTCAACGTGACATATCTCTTATTATGTTGGGTATTATCTCTGACTTGCAAACAGGTGGAAATAATAGCACTATTGCTGCAATAGAAAATTATCTATCCACTACAATGCAAATTAACTACATCGAAGATGAGTTATTAGCAACAACATATGCCATTGAGCAGATGAAGTGGTTAGGTGAGCATGCAATTCTTAATAGATTGTATACTAAAGATAGTAATGAAGTTCCTCCAGCATATAACTTTAACTACACTACTATAGCTGCATATAGAGATTTATTATCACCAATTGATATGAGCCCAGTTGTTACTAGGTTCAAGGAATTGGTTGATATTGCTCTTAATATACTTGCTCCTGGTAAGTTGGCAATGAGAGGTGCTGCTAAGAATTTACTCTTCAACCAGAGTTACTATAAAGAAGAGATTACAACTCTTGTAACACAACAATTTGGTACTAGTGTTTGGCAATACGATGATTGGCTCAATACTATTGTTACTAATTTAGTACATGATTTAATTACAACTGATATTACTGATACAGCAGTAGCACATAATATTGAAATTGAAAATGTTACTGGTGCTTTTGAAGTTGGTGAGATGATATTCAGTCAGAGAGCTGCTGGTGGTTCTGCTGTAGTTCTTGAATATAAGAGCGAAGGTAGTTTCCTAGTTGTTGGAAAATGGTATGGTACTCCTTGGGAAGCAAATGATAGAATTGAAGGAACACGCTCTGGCGTTGTTGCAAATGTTAAGGTGGGTGGAGTTGGTTATCCATATACTTGGTTCAACAAACCAGCAAATGTTAGAACCATCGCTTTTGCTAAGAATATACAATCTAATATTCAAGGACAGGTATCTGCACCTAACTTATTCACAAATCCAGAATCAATTAGAACTGATTGGCTTCCTGGTTTCATTGTTATTAGTGATGATTTCGCACAAGCACCAGATGGTACACAAACTGCAGAAAAACTAATCGCTTTCACAAGTAATGGTTATCACTTTACTAGCAGAAATTATAGTCTAACATCTTATGATACATGGGATGATGGAACTATTAAGTTTGATGATACTAACAATAGTTTTGACGAAGGTGGAGCAGCTACTGAAGATGATAATCAACAATATACATTCTCAGTATTCTTTAAAGGAGATGAATTTAATAAAGTTAGATTCGGTCTTGTTATGGATGCTGGTACAGTTGGTCAGCAAGATGTATTCTTTGACTTAGATCTTGCTACAGGAACTGCTGGAACATTATTCCAACCTCAAGGTGGTATAAGTGGAGATGCATATGGTTCAGTACCTTATGGTAATGGATGGTATAGAGCATATATTACAACAACTATATCCTTTGGATTTAGTGAATTACGTGCTCAATTCTTAATGTATGATGCTACTAATTCTTTATCATACTTGGGTGATGGTGCAAGTGGTATGTATATGTGGGGTGCTAAATTATCTGTTGGTACTATTGACCCATATACTTCTCAACTTGGTGAAATATTCTACGCAGATACTGAGTATAATGTTAAGACATATGCTTTAGATGCTCTAGAAACTTACGCAAGTGAAGCAATAGGTGATAAACTCACATCACCTTCACCTGCTTCAAGTTACATTAAGTACTTTGATGCTAACTCTTCTGCATACTACAATGATAAGTCAGTAACTAGATGTATCAGAAGTAACTTAGATATTCTAAAAGGACAACTAGGTTTAGATACATTCTACACTAATATCACTGTTAACAATGGTATTAGTATGCCTACCTACACATATGGAACTAGAGAAGTACCAGTTGGTTTAGGTGGTGGATTAAATGATTCTGATTACTTGTATGGATTTAATAGTGGTGCATATGCAGAATTGGAGACTATGACTGTTAATGAAGGTGAGATTGTTAACATCTATCAGAGATTACGATTTGATGCCGAGATAACAGATGGACCATTCTGGATAGGTGAGACTATTAGAAAGGTAGCTGACAATGCTGTAAATGGAACTGTTCATGGATTATGGGAAGATGAGAACTACAGATACGTAGATGTGATAATGAATGCTGGTACATTTGCAGCTCTTGATATTGTTGAATCTGATAGAGCACAATTACCACCAACAGGACAGATTAGTGTAATTACAGATCGTATTCAAATTATAGACCTTAAGGGTACATTTGAGGCATCGGTTCCATTCAAGGCATACACTAGTGGTGCAACTGCTACTCCAACTGACTTCATACGTACAGAAGCTGCTGTACTCGATAATACAGGTGGTACTTTGACAGTTGATACTGAAACTCTATTAGGTTCATTTGAAACAACTTCTGTTGTTTATCCTGAAGTTTCTAGACAATATATTGAAGTTAGTAAGTTTGATGGTTTTGATATATCAGTTGGTGACAGAATCGCATCTGCTGGATATACACGCTTGGGTATTTCAATCATTAGTGGATTGAATGAATTTACTGTTGGTCAGAGACTTTATAAGGTTGTTGGTGGTATACAGGACTTTGATAATTATGCAATAATTTCTGAAGTTGATCTAGATAACAACTTCTTATATGTTGCTGATTTCCAAGGAACACCTCTTACAAATGGAGATCTCGTAGGTGATTATGGAGTTGGAAATAACTTCCCAGTTGGTTACGCATCTGTAACTACAAGGGTTGTCACACCTGGTGCTGGTTCAGCGTTAATTCAGGATATACGTGATAGCGGTACTCTTAAGAGAGTTTATCTAAGTGATATCAAAGGAACATTTGTTACTAAGGATGCCATTATCAGTGCTGATAATTATAAGGCAATCGTGGTAACTAAAGTTCCACTTCTCGCACGTGTTAAGAGAGCATTCAAGGGATTTGATGGAGTTCAAACTACATTCAAACTCTCTACTGGTAATGGTACACAGTACCTACCAGATCCAGCTGGACATCTTCTCATATTCGTTAATGGTATTTTACAACCACCTGGTGCATCTGCTGCTTATACAGCATTCTCTGATTCTATTCAGTTTACAGAACCACCAGATTTGGGTGCATCATTTACAGGATTCTACGTAGGTAAGTTGAGACAGTTGGATGATATTTCATTCGAGTTCGACTCCTTACGTCAGTCATTCAACCTCAAGCGTAATGATGTATTCTACTCACTAACGCTTACGGATGGTGTTCAGTCTACAACCATTAGACCTGAAAATAATATTATCGTTTCTCTTAACGGTGTTATTCAGGAACCAGGCGTTGGTTTTGAATTGGTTGGTTCACGTATCATCTTCTCTGAGATTCCTCGTGTAGGTTCCACATTTGTTGGGTTCTCCTACGTTGGTTCTGAGGCAGACGTTGATGCTGCTGAAGTTATTCCACCTATCGAACCTGGTGACTTTATTGACATTCAAGGTGAGACATCAGACAGAGAGGTTGCTGTTATTGAGTCTTCAAACTCTCTAATTACGTTCGACTATCTTGGTTCTGTGTTCGGACAGAATGCACAAGCACAGGCAAATCTAACTTCAGGATTTATTAATAGTGTACAGGTTACTTCAGGTGGATCTGGATACACAAGCAGACCAAATGTTAGAGTTGACTCTATATCTGGTTTTGAAGGAGATATTAACGCACTAGTTGGTGTCGGTGGAGTTGTTATTAATAACCAAGGTACTGGATATCAGAATCCTAATATCGAGGTTGAAACAACAGTTCCTGATGATTGGACTGCTCCTGACCTTTCACTATATGGTGAAGAGTTAGTAGACCCTGAAATATTAACATAAATAACTAAAAATTGTAGCGATAAATGGCTAAGCAATCACTAAATCTTGGTACGGTAGCTAATGACAACACGGGGGATACCCTCCGTGGTGGAGGCGACAAGATTAACGACAATTTCAATGAGATATATTCCGCAATTGGTAATGGCACTAATTTACAACTTAATGTCACAAACCCTGCTGTTGGTCAAGTTCTCCGCTATAATGGTAGTAATTTCTTACCGTCAGATCTTACAACTTTAACATCAGGACTGGATGTAAATGGAAATTCTATTATATCCTCAAGTAATGGAAACATTACTCTCGCTCCCAATGGGACAGGAGATGTTACTATCTCTGCTGGCGGTGTTACTGCTACTTTTGATGGTGCGACTGGAGATTTTGATTTCCCTACGAGAGTAGGATATAAAAATGAATTTCCAGCATTGGGTAATGCACCTTCTGCTGCAGCTTATGGTGGATTTTTCTTTACTGTAGATGGTGACGATAACCCATATGTTAACATTAACATTACTACAGGTGGTGTTGGTGATGTAAGAGCAAAGTTAGCAACAGAGTATTCTAGTGTTGATTTATTAGCAGACGTTGATACAACTACTGTTGCTCCTACAAATAACCAAGTTCTTAAATGGGATTCAAGTGCTGCTAAATGGAAACCAGGTGATGATGCTGCTGGAGTTAGTTCTGTAAACTTATTTGCTACTGTTGCTGGTGATACTGGGTCTACAACTGCTAATAGTCAAGTTGATACATTAACAGTTGCTGGTGGAACTAATATAACAACAACAGTTGTTGGTGATACTTTAACAGTAGATTTTTCTGGAACTCTTACTACTACATTTGCCAATTTAACTGATACTGATGTTGGTGGTTTAGTACAAGGAGATTCATTATTTTATAATGGTACTAATTGGGTTGTTACACGCAGTCCTATTACTTGGTGGGAAGTAAATGCTAATGGTTCATCTGACTATACATTTGCTGGACCTGGATTTTCATCTGCAACTGCTGATGCAACTCTTTCTGTTATGAAGGGTATGACATATGCTTTTGATAATACTGTCCAAGCATCTGCACACCCATTTAGAATACAGAGTAGTCAAGGTTTGAGTGGTAACCCATATACTGCTGGTCAAACTGGTAGTGGAACTGCTGTTCTTTATTGGACTGTTCCTATGGATGCTCCAGCTATTCTTTATTATCAGTGTACATTACACGCTGCTATGAATGGCGTAATCAACGTAATCGGTTAATAAAATATGGCAAGAACTGTTCCTGGAAGTGGTGCTGTAATTGAACCTATATTTGATGAAGTTTTTGGAGTTCGTGCAGTAAGAGTAGTTGAAGGAGGGGATTCATATTCTCAAGAGGATCCTCCACGTTTAACTATTACTGGTTGCGGTACTCCCGACCAG